GAAGCGCTGGGGCGTTCGCTGGCTGCCGTTTGGCGCCAAGTTCACCTCGTACAAGCCGACGACGTTCGACCCCAAGTTCCCCGAGTATCTGGCGCGCCGGACTATTGCGATGTTCCACCGCACGCCTCAGGACCTCGGCATCCTCGACGACGTGAACCGATCGACGAGTGAATCCCAGGTAGACGAACAATTCCGTATCTCGACGCGCCCCCGGACTGGGTTCATCGAGGATGTCTTCCTCAACCCGATCACCCAGGAGGAATTGGGCCTTCCGATTCATGTCTATTTCGACACGGGGGAGGAAAAAGAAGACCGGCTGATGGTGGCCCAGGAGCAGGCCATCTGGATCGACAAGGGCGTCATCTCGCCGGACGAGCCGCGCGAGAAAATCCTGGGCCTGTCGGTCGACCCGGCGAACCGCATCCCGCGTTCGATGAACGTCGGCGGCCGTCTCGGGCTGGTGCCCATCGGGTGGCTGGAAGCGGTCTCCAAGTCCTTCAGCGACTGGGACCCGACGACCGGCGCGCCGCTGCTCGACCAGGTCAAGCCGCGCGAATACATCCCGCCCGGCGAGCTCGCGGCCGCACCACTCGCGCCGACTGCTACCGGCCGCGCGCCGTCTGGCCAGCCCGCGCCTGGTCTGCCGCCCGGTCAGGCTCCTGGCCCCGCGCCCGCGCCGACGCCGCCGCGTGGTCCGCGCACGCCGCCCCCGGCTGCCCCCGCGGGCCAGGAACCGGCCCACGACGAGACCAACGTCGCGCCCCCGGCAGGCTTCACCGCGCCGCCCAAGACCGCGCCCGCGGCCAAGTCGGTCGTCGACGTCGGCGGGCTGGTCGTGAAGGCGATGGACACTGGCCGCGTGCTCATGATTCAGCGCGCCTTCACGCCCGACGACCCCGCGGCCGGCACGTTCGAGTTTCCCGGCGGCCACATGGAGGGCGACGAGACGCCGCTGCAGGCCGCGGTCCGGGAGTGGCAGGAGGAGGTCGGCGAGCCGCTGCCCGACGGCTACTTCGACGGCTCGTGGACCAGCCCGAACGGCATCTACCGCGGGTTCGTCTACGTCATCGCCTCGGAAGCCATGCTGCACCTCAACCCGGACCCGGAGAACCGCGGCGTGCTCAACCCGGACGACCCGGACCAGGACAACATCGAGGTGGTCTGCTGGCTGGAGCCCGCGGACATCCCGGCGATGCCGAACCTGCGCGAGGAGTGCCACACCTGCGACTGGGTGGTCATCTCCCAGGCCGGGACGGTTGCCAAGTGCGAGACCGAGGGCATCACCGCGGAGACGGGCCTCACGGGCGTCGACCTCACCGGTTTCGACGACGAGGACGATGACGACGCGGAGGAGCAGCTGCAGAAGGTGCTCGGCCAGTGGCAGTCGAACGCGCTCCTGGCGGTGCGCCGCGGGCGTAAGCCGCGCTACTTCCACGACGAGGTGATCCCGGTCGAGGTCGGCCACCGCATCTACAAGGCGCTCGCCAAGGCGAAGACCAAGGAGCAGGTGCGCGCGGTCTTCAAGGCGGCCAAAGCCGACCCAAAAGGTTCACGGTGGCCGGGCTCGGGCCTCCGCCACCGAATCCCCCAGGCGTACGCGCCGAAGATCGCCGAGGCGCTGCGGGCGGGGACGAAGGGGATCGACGCCGCGGTGGCCTCTATGGTGACGAGGGCTACCAAGGCTTCACCCCCTACACCCCCGACGAGCGGAGCGAGCGAGGCGCGGGCCGCGGTCGAGGCGAACGTCTCGATTGACGCCGACCGCACGGGCGCGGTCTTCGCCCAGATGTACGCCGACGCCTACGGGGGCGGGGTCAAGGCCGCACGCGCCGCGCTGGGCGTGGACGCGCGCGCCCCGTCGTGGCTCTCCGGCGACATGCTGACGACCGTCTCGCGTGACTGGGAGGCGTGGACGCCGGGCTGGTCCGACGCGGCGCTGCAGGACGCCGGGGGCGGGCTGGCGACGCTCCTCGACGCGCGGGGCATCACCATCCAGGGCATCACCTCATCGGCGATGGACCGCATCGGCACCGCGCTCGCCGACGGCATCGCCGCGGGCGACGCGCCCGCCACCATCGCCCAGGCCATGTCGGACGTCATCGCCGACCCGCAGCGGGCGTTCACCATCGCGGATACTGAGTGCGCCCGGTCATTTACAGCGGCGAGCATCGACACCTACACCGAGAATGGCGTGGCCGAGGTGGACCTGCTCACGTTCGACCCCTGCGAGGAGTGCGAGGAGATCGAGGACTCGAACCCCTACCCGATTGACGACGCGCCTGACGTGCCGATCCATCCCAACTGCCGCTGCGCGCTTGCCCCGGCGAACATCCCCGGCGCGCCATCGACCGAGGAGGGCGGCGAATGAGCCGCGCCTCGCGTCGCACGCCCCCCGTCGAGCACCGCGGGCGCGTCACCGTCCGCGCCATCCCGCAGGCGTCGGGCGCGCCGTCGGCCACGGCCGCGATGCGCGCCAAGGCGGAGCAGGCACGCAGGCGCGGTATCCGCGACTTGCTGGCGCGGTCGCGTAACCTGGCGGAGACAGGAAGGGGTGAGGCGGATGCCTGACGAGGAACGGGCGGCGCTGCTCGCCCAGCTACGCGACGCGAACGACGAGCGGGCGCGGACGATGCGCGCCGAGACGGGCAAGGCCCTGGCGGGCATGTCGAACGTCTACATCGTGGCGCTCTTGGAGCAGCTGCTGGGCGGTCCGGGCTCACTAGCCCACGTCGAGGCGTGCGTCCTCTACGAGGAACGCCGCGCCGAGGCGCTGGACCAGATCGAGCCCCAGGCGCGCCAGATGCACGACGCCGAGGTCGAAGCGGCGAAGGAGATGGCAAGGAACCGGGCGGGCCCGCGGCTCGTCGTACCAGGGAGGAACTGACCGTGGCCATCCAATTCACGGACATCACCAGCTTGCAGGTACTACTGGCGCCAGAGCAGGGGGCCGAGATTCACGCCACGGTGCTGACTGAGCTCGCCCTGATCAAAGCGGACGGGGCCTCGCTCTACTCGTCGCAGTACTCGTTCACCTGCGAGGACATCGCCCAGGCGATGAACGCGTGCTGGCTCGCCAACCCCAAGGGCGTCGGTATCTTCGACGCGTCGTGCTACCACGATGACAGGCTTGACAAAACCTGCGTCGGCATCGCGACCGCGGGCATCGCCGCGGCGCGGTGGGCCGTCGGGTCGATGCCGGGCAACGAGATCGTCCACGACAAGCTCTACTGCTCGCCTGAGCTGGGCCTCGTCTTCACCGGCTCTTATAACTTGTCCAGCTCGGCGTCGAAAGAGGCGAATAACGCCTTGTTCATCACGTCGAAGTCGATGGCCGCCTTCTTCGCCGCGGAGATCGAGAAGAACCTGGTCATCGTCCGCGCCAACCCAGGACTGTCGGTCGCGACACCCGAGAAGCCGAGCTACTAGATGGCCAAGAAGAAGCGCGTCACGGTGGAGTGGACGGACAGCACTGGTCCGCCTGGTGGCAGAACTACGGTCTGGACTGACCTTGCCAATTACGACTCGGCTCCCAGCAAGATCGTGACGAGCGGCTACATCGTCAAAGAGAAGCACGGCTACATCGTGGTCGCGTCTTCAATTTCGAGCACTGGACACGTCGCGGGCCTTATGACCATCCCCAAGAGCGCGATCACGAAACTGCGGAAACGCTGATGGCCTCCGCCAAGCGCATCGACCCCGAGGACACGGTTGACAACGTCATCTTCGGCATCGTCAAGCTGCAGAAGGAGGGCTGGGCGCTAGTGAGCCTGTCACTCGACTTTGCCTACCAGGAGCCCCAGCCCGCCGGCCAGAAGCCGAAGAAGCACAAGCTGCCCGTCGAGGCCACGATGGTCGTCCGGCTCCGGCCCGCCTGATGCCGCGCCGCAGCGGGTCGTCGCGTTGGAGGCGCCTGTCGTGGTGGCCGCCCAGACGCCGCGGCTCTGGCGCGCACGGGCACCAGCAGTGGCAGCTCTCGCGCCGCAAGCCACGGGAGAACCGCGTGCCGGTCGTGCGGAAGGCGGTGGAGCGGTAATGCCCGTCGCCTGCTTCGACCTCGACGGCACGCTGGACAGCTACGTCCCGACGTTCGTCCCGCTGCTCGGCGCGATGAAGAAGGCCGGGAACTGGCACATCGTCGTGCTCACTGGCGACGAGCAGGACACCGTCACCGCGGAGAACATCGCCCAGAAGCAGGAGTACCTGGCCGAGCTGGGCTACGGCGCGTTATACGACGAGGTGACCATCGTCGCCAAGCCGACAGCATCGAACAAGGCGCTCTACATCGCGGACAACCACGTCGTGCTGTTCGTGGACAACAGAGCCAAGAACCTGAAGGCCGCGCTGGACGCCGCGCCGGGGTGCCTGTGCCTGTTGCCGTGGGCGACGCGGGAGTGAAATGCCTAGACGTCTAGGATTTTGGCGGTGCCAGATAGCGATTCCCGAACTCGTGCGCCTCAGCTGGCAGGGTGGTGTTGAACGCGCCGTTGTTGTTCTCGTCCTCCACCCACGCCCATTCCTGCGGGCGGTAGGAGTGATGGGGTGGCTTGCTCATGTCGCCATAGACGTACAGCGTCCCATCTGGGTCGACCGCAAAGCTGGAGTCGCCGTGACGTGCGAAAAAGCCGTGGTCAGGGACGAACTCGTAGCCAAGCGGGTCTTCCGGCGTTGCCGCGGGGTCCAGAACTCGGACGCTGATCTCGCTGCCGACGTGACCATGCAGGATTTTCATGGTGTTCCCTCCGTTGGTTTACCTTCCGACGCGCGCCACCCTACACCTGCGCTGTATCAGTGTGGTCCGGTGTCTGACTCCCGCGTGAATCCCACGCGTGACGTTCGATGGTGCGTAGACTCGCCCCAAGCGAGCGATGAGGTGAAGGTGGTGACCCGGCAAGGAGCGCGAGCGTGAGCGACGGGCGCGCGGAGCGCGCGCACCAGGTCGCCCAGCCGTTCCTTACCTCGCTGGACCGGCACCGCCGCCGCGAAGTCCTCGACAGTGCCCGGCAACTGCTCCGCGAGCACGGCCCGGAAGGGCTGCTCAGCGACCCTGGGGCTGTGCCCAAGATGACCCGCGCCCAGGTCCGCCAGATGTACCGGGCGATGGGCTGGCGGGGGAGCAAGGCGCACCGGCACAACCTCGACCGCCAACGCAAGCGCGTGGCGCAGGCCCTCGCCCTCGACCAGGCGCTCACCGCGGCCGACGCCGAGGCGCGCATGGGGCCAATCGAGCACGCGCGCTATCGCATCAGGGAGGCCGTCTCGTGAGCGGCCGCGCTGTAGTCATCGAGAGCCCGAGCGACGAGGTGCTGGCGAAGCTGCTCGAATCACCTGCCGCGTCCCCGCCGACGTTGCCACCGCACATTGAGGCGTCCCAGCCTGGCACGGTCATAAAAGCGCAGGCTGCCGACCGATTTCTCCTGGTCGTTGCGTACCCAGCGATGAAGGCCGACGTGGGGGTGGCCAAGGACGGGTTCCGCGATTTCGCCCGTGCTGATGCCGTCGAGAAGGCGTGCTGGGCCTTCGCCCGTCACGGCCTGCAGCTCGGGCTGTGGCATGAGAAGGGCCACGAGGATTGCGGCGAGGTGGTCGAGAACTGCATCTACCGCGGCCCGGACTTTACGGAGAACGGCCAGTCGATTTGTAAGGGCGACTGGCTGGTCGGCTCCATTCTCTCCCCTTACGCCTGGGAGATGTTCGAGAAGGGCCTGATCGGAGGGGCCAGCATCGAGGGGCCGTGTCGCCGGAACCTCACCCCGCCGCCCGAAGTGCTCGCGTCGCTGAGGAGCTGAGATGACCACGGAAATCTCCGAACTCGAAGACCTGGACGTGCACACGCTCCACTTTGTCAAGGCTGGGGCCAACGGCTTCCGCGAACTGCTCGCCAAGGCCGAGGGTGACACCCCGTGCCCGACGTGCGGAGGGAAGAAGACGATTCTCCAGGGCAACCGGAAGTGCCCGGACTGCGCCGGGACCGGGAACGCGACGACCGTTGAGAAGGCGCTGGCCTGCGAGTGCGACGCCTGCCTGGTGCTCTCGACGCTCCAGAAGGCGCTCGTCGCGGGCGACGACGGCGAGATCGCCAAGGCCGAGCTGTCGAGCGCCAAGATCAACGACCTGCCGGACAGCGCATTCGCGTACATCGAGGGCGGCGGCAAGAAGGACGACGAGGGCAAGACCACCCCGCGCTCGCTGCGCCACTTCCCCGTCCACGACGAGGCGCACGCCCGCAACGCGCTCGCCCGCGCGCCCCAGTCGCCGTTCGGCCCCAAGGCGATGCCGAAGATTCGCGCCGCCTGCCACAAGTTCGGCATCGAGATTTCCGACGAGGCCGACAAGGGCCTCACCATCAAGGACGGGGGCGCCATCGTCTCGGCGCTCAACCAGGCGGGCAGCTCGGGGCCGTACCCTGGCTCGCCTGAGTGGGAGGCGCAGGACGCGCAGATTCTCATCGACGCCGGCACGTCCCTCGCGGACGCCGGTCGCAAGCTGCAGCAGGTTCTCGACAGGGAACAGACAGAGGTCGCGGTCGGAGGCAAGCCCCACGACGTGGAGGATGTCTTCGACCTCGAAGACGCGCTCAGCGCGTTGGACGCAGTGCTCGGCATCACAGCACGGATGGCTTTCACGGAGCAAGCCGAAGGCCAGGCCGCGGGCGTGTCGAAGGCTGGACGGAGGTTGTCGGGCGTGTCGGTCGACAAGGTCGTCGCGGCACGGACAGCGGCCGACCAGTTGCGTACTCACCTAACCGACTTGCTCGGTCCGGACGATCCGGCCGCGGCGGGCGGTAAGACCGCCACGAAAGGGGCGTTCGACATGGAAATGACCCAAGAGCAGTTCGACGCGGCTGTGACCGCCAAGGCCGGAGAGGTCGCCGCCAAGGCGATTGCCGACCACGAGGCGGAGAAGGCCAAGGTCGAAGCGGATGCCGTGAAGGCGGCAGCCGACGAGAAGGCCGCGAAGAAGGCGGCCAAGAAGGCGAAGCAAGAGAAGCGGGCAACCAAGGTCGCGGCGGCAGCCAAGGCCGAGGCGGACCGCAGGGCGACGATGAGCGACACCGAGCGGGTGGCGGACGACGCGGCGAAGGCCGAGGCCGACAAGGCCAAGGCGGACGCGGCGATGCTCCGTACCCTCGCCAAGCTCGTCGCCAAGAAGGGTGACGCCGACGCGCTCATCCGGGCGGCCAAGGCCGTCCAGAGGGGCGAAGCTCCCGACGAGACGCGGAAGGAAATCGCAGAGCTCCGCGCGACGGTCGAGAAGGTTGCCGGCGAGGTCCCCCACTCCGGGAGGTTCCCACTCAGCCCCGGAGCAGGCACGGACGCAGCCGCGGCAGCGTTGAAGGCGTTGGCGGGGTTCACCCGCGGTGACGGCATCGGCGGGGAGACCCAGGAAGCCGTCGCCAAGAGCTTCGACGACCGCATCGAAGCGGCCGTGAAGGCTGGCAACGACATGGAGGCCGACTGGCTCCGTGCCGAGAAGGCCCGCATCATCATGACCAGGGCCGAGATCGGCCGCGGTTTCCCGACGGACGGCGGACCCGAGAAGGTCCCGTCCCCGGCGGTGCCGCGGTAGCAACACCCACAGAAGGCGCGCGCGATCCCGCGCGTGCCCGGACATCGACGTAAGGAGCACAACCCAAGATGAGTGCTGGAGCCGATCTCCTCGGCGTGACCGAGGAGACCTTCAACGCGATCAAGGGGACCCTCACCACCGGCCTCACGGCCTCGACCGGCCTGCAAGGTGTGAACCTGCAGGACTACGTGTCGTTGGTCCCGTGCAAGACGCCGACCAGGGACTCCCTGCCGCGTGTAGCGGCACCGCAAGGTGCCCAGTACGCCTACTGGCGCACGTTCCTCAACGTGAACGCCCTCCAGGCGGACGGTGCCGAGCCCACCGACTTCGGCGGTTCGGCAACCGAGATGGACCTGCAGAACGTCTTCGCGCCCTTTGGTCTCATCGCCAAGCACGGCATCGTGACCGAGGACGCCATCGCCCTGGCCGGCGGCTACGCCGACGCCCTGGCGGTGCAGACCCTGGAGACGATGAAGCAGGAGTTCATCACCGAGAACATCAACGTCCTGCACTCGCAAGCGTACGCCGTCCCAACCCTTGGAACCATCTCGCTCTCGGTGAGCGCGACGAATGGCTACATCGGCTCGGGCGCGACCGCCTACATGTGGGTCGCGGCCCGCAGCGGGAAGAACTACTTCTACGGCGGGTCGGGACCGGCCAGCGCGTCGTCCCACACCTCTGTCGGGACCACGTCGACGACGAACTCCGTCTCGGCGTTCATCCCGGCGGTGCGGACGGCGGTGGCCTGGGACTGGTTCGTGGGTTCGTCCTCGTCCAACGGGGTCTACTACACGACCACGACCGTGAACTCGGTGACCATCACGACCATCCCCACGACCCCGCAGGCGGTTCCGAGCCTGGCGCTGATCTCCAGCGTCCAGCCGACGACCCCGCCGACGGCGGACACGTCCTACCAGTCCTACTGGATCAACGGCTACGTGGCCTCGATCCTCGGCGACTGGTCGACGGGTGCGTTCGGTTCGTCCTACGTGACGCCCGGACAGGGCACCGCGCAGGGGTCCATCTTCACCTCGCTCGACGGCGGGCAGTTCCACGTCGAAGGCGCGGCGATCCTGGAGCTCGACGAGCTGGACCTGGCGATCTACAACAACTACCCGGGGGTCTCCCCGGCGCGGTTCATCGTCGGCACCCAGATCGTGAACGACCTGGCCAACGCGGCCCTGTCGTCCCCCCAGGCGATCCTGTTCTACCAGGGCGCCCTGGAGGACCGGCAGCGGCTGGTCATGGGCGGCACGGTGGCGAACTACCTGAACAAGACCGACGGGCAGACGCAGATCGAAATCTTCGTCGACCCGTACATGGTGCCGGGCGAGCTCATCGCCGAGGTGCGTGCGGTCCCGTTCATGGGTTCCAACGTGAAGACGGCAAGCCGAGTCGAGACGCTGCGTGACTACCAGCGCTTCGACTACTTCCCGAACTACGTCGCCAACTCCTCGGCCGGCGGCCCGCGTCACGAGTTCGACGTGCGCTGCTTCGAGGCGTTCGAGACGGTGGTCGGGCCGACGATGGCGGTCCTCGCCAACATCGCCCCCGGGCTCGCCTCTTAACGACAACGGAAGGGGACCGGCGGGTGCTCCTGTCCACCCGCCGGTCTCCGCTGGCAGGGACAGGAACGAGACAGGGAGGCAGGAATGTTCATCAAGCACTTCGCCAAGAAGACTTGGCGTGAAAAGAGCCCGGTCAACCCCGGCCACAGCGTCACGACCTACCAGTGGACCGGGAGCGGCACGACCAAGATCGTCCACGGTGAGCGCGAGTACGAGGCCGACGACAACGGCTGGATCGACGCACCGCCCGACGTGGTCGAGACGTACCTGCGGATGCACGTCACGGTCGGCCGCGGCGACCAGTCCACATGGATGACGCAGCCCGACGCCCAGGCCCAGGTCCGGGCGGGGTTCATGGACGAGGCCGAATCGGTCTTGGGCAAGACCGTCGTGCCCGTGCTCACGCGCCCGCGGCTCGTCGCGCCCCCGCTCCCGGCCGCGCGTCCCCGCCCTACGCCCCCCCCGCGGCGGGGACCGGCCAACCGCGGGCTGGGGGACGACGGCGCACGCCCGCCGTCTGCTTCGTAGCGGTCCACGCCCACCCACTGGCGCTCGCGGCCCTGCGGCGCTTCGCACCGGGAGCGGTGGTCGTCACGGTCAAGGCGGGCGACACGACGGCCTACAGCCGCACCTGGGCCGAGTGGTGGGCCGCTGGCGAGGCGTTCGCTCTCGTCGAGCAGGACATCGAGATTCACGGCACGGTGCTCTCGCAGTTCCGGCGCTGCGCGGAGCCCTGGTGCGTCTTCCCCTACAACGGCCCCGGCTACGGCGGCGTGGGAGGCGACCCGGTCCTCTACGGCGCGCTCGGCTGCGTCCGGTTCTCCGCGGCACTGCTCGCGGCCGAGCCGGACCTGCCCGCCTACGTGGGCGCCATCGACGACGCGCCGGGGCTCGCCCGCGGGGACTGGCGGAGGCTCGACGCGCGCGTCCTCGGGGCATTGCGTGACCGCGGGTACTCCCCGCACCTACACTGGCCCGAAGTGGCACACCACAGGCGCTACCACGGGCTGTGCGCGTGTGGCCGCGAGCACGAGGCGTACCCGGTGGACACGGAGGGGCGCTATGCGCCCGAGGGGTGAGGCCGATGGATGATAAGCAGGGCGCCCGTGAGATACGAACCGTCGATGTCGTTTTTGACGGTCCACCTGGGCCAGTCGCGGGAAGATTCGTAGAGGTCGAGGACGAGACCGCGGCAAGCGTGAAGGTCGGCGAGTGGGTTGAGCGCGACGACGGCTATTGGGCGCTCCGTCTCCGGGTGGCTGAGTGAGGGGCTACCTGGCCTACCTCCTGCGACGCTTCCGCACCGCGTGGAGCGGAGTACCCGTGTGCCGTACCCGCCGTTGCGGGAGGCAACGCGATTACTGGGCGGGCGACTTCTGCAAGCTGCACCGATGACCGTCACCGTCATCATGCCCGTGTACGAAGCGGCCGACTGCCTGCCCGCGGCCATCGGCTCGGTCATGGCCCAGACCTACGAGGACTGGGAGCTGGTCGCCGTCGATGACAACTCAGCCGACCCGCGGGTCATGCAAATACTCGACGCCGCGGGACGTGACCCGCGCGTGTTCGTCGTCCATCTCGGCACGACCGAGGACGAGCGCCGGCAGTCGGTCCGGTACGCGACGATCTTCAACCTCTGCGCGGAAATCGCCGAGGGCCATCTGACCTTCCTCTGCGGCGACGACTTCTACTACCCGGATCGGTTAGAACGGATGGTGCGGAAGCTCGACGAGGGCAACGACGTGGTCTACGGCGCGCAGCGGCTGGTCCCGATGCCGGGGGAGTACGGCGAGCGCGTGCTGCACGGCACGGAGGCGATCCGCCACTGCCAAGGAGTCTTGACCGACGCCTACCACAAGGTTGACCTCAACTCGGTCATGGTGACGCACACGGCGTTTGACATGGCTGGCGGGTTTCCAGACCGCCCGCCGACGCCGCAGATGTGGCGCGAAGCCGACGCCTTGTTCTGGCAGCGCCTAGCGTTCGCCGGTTACGTCTTCGTCCCGGTCGATGATCCGGAGCGGCCGACCGACTGCAAGCGCTACAGAGACGACGGGGCAGATGCCCGCGTGATTCGAGGGGAGACGCCGTGGTGATCTCGTTGCTGTGCCCCAGCCGTGGCCGACCGGAGAACCTCCGGCGGTTGTCCGAGAGCGCTTTCAGCCTGGCAGCATCCCCGCCCGACATCGAAGTGCTCGCCTATGTCGATCTTGACGACCCGGCCCTCCCGCAGTATGCGGCGCTCGACTGTGCCGAGATTCACACGGGGGAGCGGATCATGTTCACGGACTACTGGAACAAGCTGGCGGAGGTCGCCCACGGCAACATCATGGGCATGATGGGCGACGACGTCGTCTTTCGCACTCCCGGCTGGGATCGCATGGTCGAGGACGAGTTCGCGAAGTGGCCCGACCGGATCGTGTTCGTGAACGGTAGGGACGGTGCCCACGGGCCGGCGCTCGGCACGCACGGGTTCCTGCACCGTCGCTGGGTGGATGCTGTCGGCCGGTTCTGCCCGCCGTACTTCAGCCATGACTACCCGGACCTGTGGCTCACCGAGGTCGCGGACGCGCTCGGCCGGCGCGTGTTCCTGCCCGAACTGTTCACTGAACACCTTCACCCCAACCTTGGGAAAGCACCGGACGACGACACCTACCGCGAGGGGGTGGCGCGCGGCGTACGCGACAACTGCCCGCAGCTCTACATCGACACGCTCCCCGAACGTGAACAGGAGATCGCGACCCTGCGGGCCGTGATCGCGTCGCATGGTTGAGTACCGACCGTCCGAGAGTTGCTGCGGGGTGAGCCCCCTGTTCTTGCTGCCCTCCGAGGACATGCGCGCGGTCTTCGCCGGCAGTCCCGGTGGGCTGCCCGAAGCACCGTTGATCGACTGGGCGTGGCGCGAGTTCGGTGGCGAAGGCTTGTTCGTGGACGTGGGCGCGCATGTCGGCCAGTGGACGCTCCCGTTCGCCGCCGCCGGGGTGCCCGTCGTGGCATTCGAGCCCAACCCGCCCATCCGCGCACTTCTCAGCGCAGCGATTCGACAAAACGGTCTCGCCGTGTCTCTTTGGCCTTTCGCGCTCGGCGCGGCAGCCGGGAGCGGCCATCTGACCGCGCCGGAGATCGGCGGCGGCATGGCGTCCATCGTGTGCGAGTTTCCTGGTGGCCCCGTCAGTGAGACCGTCGAGGTCCGTTCCCTCGACCACTTCAGCCTCGCGCCGCGCCTGCTCAAACTCGACGTGGAGGGCGCGGAGGTTGACGTTCTGCGCGGTGCTTATGAGACCATTCGCCAAAACAGGCCGGTCGTGATCTTCGAGTGCTGGGAGGATGAACGCGGCCAACGAACCGGCGAGCTGTTCGCGACCCTTGCCGAGTACGGCTACCGCACCGAGCGCAACTCGTGGCCCGAGACCTGGGTGGCCTACCCGTGATCTCGCTGCTTGTCCCGACACGCGGGAGACCTCACAACATTGCGCGGCTGCTCGACAGCCTCGACAGCACCACGACAGGGAGGATCGAGGTCGTGTGGTGCGTCGACGACGACGACGCCCCGAGCGTCCGTGCGCTGGCCGATCAGACCTACGGCCCGGTGGTCGTCGGGCCGCGCGAGTGCCCGAACCAGCTCTGGAACACGGCGTGGGTCGGCGCCAAGGGCGACATCCTGGCGCCGATGGGCGACGACGTCGTCTTTCGCACTCCCGGCTGGGATCGCATGGTCGAGGCGGCGTTCGGGTCGGTCCCCGACCGGATGGTCTTGGTGTACGGCCGCGACGGATTTCGCAACCAGGTTCATGCGTCCCATCCCTTCCTGAGCCGTGAGTGGTGCGAAGTGCTCGGCTACCTCTACCCGCACCCGGAGGTGTTCACGCAGGACATGGTCGACGTTTGGGTGTTCGAGCTCGCCCAAGCGGTCAACCGGACCATCTACCTGCCGGAGCTGTTCACGCAGCACATGCACCCGGACGACCCCAGCCTCGGCGTCGAGTTCGACCAGACCTATCGGGACAACGCCATGAGGCGTGAGCGCGACCGGACGCACGAGCGTTACGCGGACTATGCCGCGGAGCGTGCCGCGGATGTCGAGAAGCTGAGGAGGGCACTGCGATGACGGACGGGCGGGTTCTCGTGGCAGGGGCCGGTGGGTTTATCGCCGGGCATCTCGTCAAGCGGCTGGAAGCCGAGGGGCGCGAGGTCTTCGGCGTCGATATCAAGCCCCTCGGCGAGTGGTGGCAACCTGGGAAGGCTAACTGGGAAGCGGACCTCTCACTCGCTGATGAGTGTGACGACGCCGTCGAAGGCTGCTCGACGGTCGTGAACCTCGCCTGCGACATGGGGGGCATGGGGTTCATCGCGCTGAACAAGGCCGCCTGCATGCTGAACATCCTGATCAACACGCATCTGCTGATGGCGGCCAAGCGGGAAGGCGTCGGGCGGTACTTCTTTGCCAGCTCGGCCTGCGTTTACCGGCAGGACCGCCAGGACGGCTCGGTGCTGAACTACGCGCTACGCGAGAAGGACGCCTACCCGGCTGACCCCGAGGACGGCTACGGCTGGGAGAAGCTGACCTCGGAGCGGATGTGCCGGCACTTCCGCGAGGACTACGGGCTGGAGACCCGCGTCGCCCGCTTCCACACCGTCTACGGCCCGCACGAGACGTGGCAGGGCGGCCGCGAGAAGGTCCCGGCGGCGTTCTGCCGCAAGGTCGCCGTCGCCAAGCTGACCGGAGGGCGTGAGGTCGAGGTGTGGGGCGACGGGACGCAACGGCGGAGTTTCCTCTACGTCGATGACCTCGTAGATGGGGTCCTGCGCCTGATCGACTCAGATCGTGCCGAGCCGACGAACATCGGGGCGACCGGCTCCGTGACGATTGAGGAGCTGCTGGCGCTGGTCGAGTCAATCGCCGGGGTGCCGACATTGAAGCGCGTCTACGACCCGACGAAGCCGCTCGGGGTCCGCGAGCGCGACTGCGACGGCACGGCGATGACCGAGGCGACCGGCTGGCAGCCGACGATCTCGCTCGAAGCCGGGATGGAGCGGACCTACGCCTGGGTCGAGGACCAGGTGCGGGCGGCGATCTGATGCACGACGCGGCCTTCGCGTGGGTCGTGCGCTGCCTCGGCGAGATCGGCACGCCCCGCGTCGTCGTCGAGTTCGGCGCGCTCGACGTGAACGGCTCGGTGCGCGGTCTGTTCGCGGGCACCGACTACACGGGCGTCGACCTCCTCGCGGGGCCAGGCGTGGACGTGGTCGGCGACGCGGCCGACTACGAGCACCCGGTGCCGGTCGACCTGGTCGTGTGCTGCGAGACGCTGGAGCACTCCGACCACGCGGGGGCCATCGTCGCCGCCGCGGCGCGCCTGCTCGGTTCCGGGGGGTGGCTGATCCTGACGACGGCTGGACCGGGACGCCCGCCCCACGCCGCCGACGGGAGTGACAGGGGACCGCACCCCGGCGAGTGGTACGCGAATGTCTCGCCGGACGCCCTCGACGACTGGCTGCGCGCCGCGGGGTTCCGGCGCTGGCAGACCGACGAGACCGGCGTCGATGTCCGGGTGCTGGCGCAGCGATGACCGTGCCGGTTTTCATCTGCGCGCGCGACCGCCTGAACTGCATGAAGCGCCTCGTCGCCTGGCTGGAGGAGGCCGGGCACGACCGCATCACGTTTCTCGACAACGACTCGGCGTGGCCGCCGTTGCTTGACTACTACGCGACAACGCCGCACGAGGTGGTCAGGCTCGGCGAGAACCTCGGCTCCAAGGCGCTGTGGAAGGCCGGGCTGGTCCCCGACGAGCCCTACGTCTACACCGACCCCGACGTGGTGCCAGTCCCGGAGTGCCCGCTGGACGTGGTCGCCTACCTCGCCAAGGTGCTGGCAACGACCGGCGTGCCGAAGGTCGGCCTGGGGCTGCGTATCGACGCGCCGTTCATCGACGAGGCGAGCCTAGAGGTCGAGACGCGCTGGCGCGACCCGACGCGCGAGCACTGGCAGGGCCTGTTCATGTCACCCATCGACACGACGTTCGCCCTCTACCCAGCAGGCTCGGACTTCCACTACGCCGCGGTCCGCACCGGAGCGCCGTGCGAGCTTTTGCACCTGCCCTGGTATGAGAAGCCGACCGAGGAGGACCGCTTCTACCTCTCCAGGGCCTCGACCGACGACCACGGCTCACGCTGGGCGAGGCGGGCGCGATGATTGTCGTGCTCGCCTACGTGCCCCCAATGAGCCCCAAGGTGGTCATCGCGCTGAACAAGACCGGCCGCGAGTTCCAGCGCGTCGACGTCTCCCGGAGCGACGAGCACTACTGGCGCTACTTCCGGGCCATGTGGGCGAACGGCCAGGACTTTTGCAACGTCGAGCAGGACATCCAGGTGTCGCCCACCATCCTCGACGAGCTGGAAGCCTGTCCCGAGCCCTGGTGCTCAGTGGCGTACCCCTACCTCGGAGGCGAGTACGCCGGGCTGGGGTGCGCGCGCTTCAGCGCCGAACTCATGCGACGGCACCCGGGAGCGGTGGACGAGGCCGGGAAGTGGTCGAACGCCCAGCACCACCCGCGCCACTGGTGCACGGTCGATCACAGCCTCACGCTGACGCTGAACCGGATGGGCGAGACCAAGCACGTCCACTACTCGGGCGTCACGCACCTAGGGGACCACTGGCCCAGCCACGGTTGCGTCCCTCGCAAACCCTAGACGTCTAGGTAATTGTAATTCCCCGGCCTCGCAGCGTGCCGCGACCGCCGGCGCCGGGGCTGTAGCATCTACCCAGCGAAAGGAGTTGACCATGCACGTTCAACTCACGGGCCACGTTCGACCGCGGCTCATTCTCCCCGACCTCCCCGACATTCAGGTCGCGGCGTTCCGCAGCCCTGAGCTGGAGCACGCCTACCGCGACCCGAGGCTGGAAAAGGTCGCCAAGGCCGCGCTCGAACGCCACGCGATGATGATGCCGTTCGCCCAGTACAGCGAGCAGGCCATCCTCAACGGGCTGTTCGGGAACTGCTGCGGCTGCGTCCGCACGCAGATCAACGCCGCGGCCACCGCGCAGACCACGATCAACACCGGGTCAATCGCGACCGGCGGCGTGTCGGGCAACATGGACCAGACGCCGAACACCACGGCGAAAATCTGGATCGGGACACCGGGCTCTGGGGCGACGCAGAACCAGTACACCGCGCCCCACGCCTTCGTGCTGACGGGCTCGGCAGCGACCTCGCTGACCATCGCCTCGCAGTCCATCGGGCTCGCGATCTCGGTGGGCGACTTCATCTTCCTGGGCGGCTCCGCCTCGGCAGGTGGGGCGACGACCAACGCTGGCCCGATGTGGTGTCTGAACACCCTCTACATCGGCCTCACCACGCAGGCCGTCGCGGGTGCCACACAGGCGAACGTCCTCTCGGGCGAGCCGACCTCGACGGGCAGCTACGCCCGTATCGTCGTCACGAACAACCAGACGAACTTCCCGATCGCCACCGCGGCGAGCCCATCGGTCCTCACGGCCGGTGGCCCGTTCTCATTCGCGGCGAGCACGTCGAGCGGCTGGTCTACGGGCGCGACGAACCTGGTGCAGATGTTCATTGCCGATGCCTCGACATTGGCAGGTGGGAACGTCATCGCCTTTGGTGCGCTGGGCACGCCCCAGGCAGTCAACGCGGCCGGGATCACCCTGTCCTTCGCGGCAAACGCAATCACGATCACCCTGACCTGAGAAAGGACCATTGACATGACCGACATTCAAGAGCAGGTCGCGGCTATCCGAGCCAAGGTGGCCGAAGAGGAAGCAGAGCGAGAAGCTGATCGCGCAGCCGAAGAGGCTCGGGTGCAGGAAATGAGTGCTGCAAAGGCTGAATGCTTCACTAAGTGCGGACCGATTGCTGAAGCAATTGCTGCTGCCGAGTCCGACGAGGAGCGCGAGCTACTTCATCAGCTTGAAGCCGAGACTCACGCCGAGCACACAGCTGATCTTGAGGCTGCGTACCTCAAGTTCTCAGGTCAGGGCCAAGAGGAGAGCAACCCGGCGCCTCCGGGCGAGACGGCCATCGACGCTCACGTCACGGTGGTTTCCGAGCAGTCCGTCTAGCACCAAGGGCGGTGAGCCGTGACGATTGCTCGCGTTACCGCCCATGACGGGGTAGGCACCACTAGCGCTACGTTCGGGGGAACCCCGACCGCTGGGCGCCTTCTGCTCTGCGGTGTCAGTCAGATCGCTTCAAGTTCCCCCCCGACGGTGAGTGGCTGGACTCCCATCACGTCCGAGACGTGGCAAGTGAAGTTCCACGCCGGTATGAGCAACGGCGAAGGCCGCACATCCCACCGAGGCAAGACCATCCATCTGTCGAAGCACCCGACACTCGGAGTGGTGTTACACGAAGTCGCTCATGCGCTGGACCCGCGACCGCCCACGGTAGATGGTCACTGGGGACATCACGCCGACTTGATGCACAATCTTTTTGACGAGTACACGCCGTGGAGGGCGAAACGATGACCGATGCAGCAAGGCCCAACATTCGCGGCATTTGGGAGCTAGAGCCGTTGATGATCCTCGACGGCTACCTCGTGCTCGAAGGGATTGTCGCCACCCGATTCGACTGGATCAAGGTCCGCAAGCTGGACAATGGTAACTGGCTTTGCCGTAAGCAGGAGGGCCACGGATGAGAGCAACCCCGCGCCTCCGGGCGAGACGGCCATCGACGCTCATGTCGCGGTGGTTTCCGAGCAGTCCGTCTAGCACCAAGGGCGGTAAGCTGTGGCCTACGCCCTAGTTGCCGGGAGCCCTGGCGATACTGGCGCGCATGTCCTCGTCGACTCTGGTTCAGCGGGCACGATCCTCGGCGTCAACTCGACAGTAGGCGACACTGTCGTCGCCATGATCATGGTGGCGCACCAGACAGCAAACCTGATTTCCGGGATTTCCAGCACTATCGGAACATTCGTCAAACTGGGCAGCGTAATAGGCACGCCCGGCTACAACTGGGAGATATGGATTTGCTGGAGTGCCACTGGTGCTGCCGAGACGGTCACGGTCACGACCACGGGTTCCTATGGGTGGTACGCACAGGGCACAGAGTGGTCAGGTAATCCCACCAGCGCTGTCTTCTCAACCGCTTCCGGCACCTCAACCGCTCCTGCGATAACGCTTTCTCCCGGCACTTCAGGAAATATCGCTATCGCTGCCGCTATGGTCCCAGGTTCATTCAGCAGCGGTCCAGGCGGCGCGTGGACTGATTACAACGCTGGGGTTTTCGTGCTCGGCAACGGCCAGGATGTCGCTTGGCAGGTCACCAGTTCGTCCTCAAACGTCACGGCGACCTGGGCCTGCACGTCGCAGGCGTGGGTCTGCGTCGGTGTCGTGCTCGGGAGCAGCGCCACGCAGATCACTGCCGCGTTAACTCCGTCGGCGTCAGTGGCAGCTACGAACGCCGAAAAGGTCGCCCTCACGGGGAACCTAACCTGAGATGCCAACCCTCGTCCTGACTGCGGCGAACACCGAAGCTGCGTTGCTCGGGACCACGTCGCTCACCGCGTCAACGTCAGTCGCCGCGACTGGCCCGACTCGGACTCAGGCAATCGCCCTCACCGCGACGATCACGGCCACCTCATCGACCGCGGGCACTAACGCCGAATCTGTCGCGATCACGGCACCGCTGACAGCCTTAGCAACCGTCGCCGGGACCAATACGGAGAGTGCCCCGCTCACCAGTTCGCTCACGGTTTCAAGTGCTGTCTCTGGTACGAACGCCGAAGCCGTCTCCCTCACTGCCCCGCTCACCGCCTCGTCCTCAGTCGCGGCCACTGGGCCGATCCCGGTCCAGGCGATCACTGCTTCCCTGACCTGCTCGTCTTCGGTCGCGGCCACGAACACCGAAGCCGCGGCGCTGACCGCGCCGATCACGGTGAGCTCTGCCGTGGCAGGGACGAACGCCGAATCGGCAGCCCTTTCGGCCGCGCTCACACCCTCGGTCAGCATCGCCGCGCCGAATACGGAGTCGGTCGCCCTTAGTGCTTCCCTGACGCCGAGCGCGTCGGTCAGCGCCCCGAATACGGAGGCTGTAGCCCTCTCAGCGGCCCTCAGCCCTTCGTCCACGGTGAGCACTGCCAACACCGAATCTGTCGCCCTGACGGCAGCCCTGACGGCCTCTGCGACCGTCTCAGGGACGAACAGCGTCACGCTGCCCATTACTGGCGCGATTACCGCGAGTTCGTCGGTAGCCGGGACAAACGCGGAGACGACGGCCCTCTCCGCTTCCCTCACCCCGTCCGCTTCTGTCGCCGGGACCAACACCGAGGCGACCGCGCTTTCGGCGGCTCTGACCGTCTCGGTAAGCGTCGCAGGGACAAACGCCGAGACGGTCGCGCTCAGCGTTCCCATCTCGTCCTCGCTCGTCGTCAGCGGCACAGTCACGTCGGGCGCCACCGGGGCACTTACCTGCGCGATTACGGCGTCCGCCTCGGTCGCGGGCACGAATAGCGCCACGCTGCCAGTTACCGCGGCGCTCAGCGTGTCTGCCTCAGTCAGCGGGACGAACGCGGAAACGACGGCTCTAACCGCGCCGCTCACCGCCTCGGCCACCGTCACGGGCACCAACGCAGAGACAGCCTCGCTCACCTCGTCCATCGCCCCTTCTGCGGCCCTGACGAGCACGAACACCGAATCGGTCGCCCTCTCCGTCTCCGTCTCATCCTCGGTTGCCGTCAGCGCCACGATCAGCTCGGGCGCTGTCACGGCTATCACGGCTGCAATCACGGCAGCGACAGCGATAGCCGCAACGAATACCGAGGGGGTCGCCCTGACCGGGGCAGTCTTGGCATCGGCTGTCACCACCGCGACGAACACGGAAGCGGTCGCCGTCGCCGCGGCACTCGCCCCATCCGCGGCAGTCACGGCGGCAAACGCCGAGCAGGTCGCTCTCAGTGGCGCAGTCTCCGCGTCGGCTGCTACCACGGCGACGAACGCCGAGACGGTGGCCCTTGCCGTTTCGCTCTCCGCGACCGCGGCAGTCGGGGCAGCAGTCAGCCACACCGAACCGCTGACCTGCGCGGTTACGACCAGCGCGTCGCTGTCGGCCCCGAACGCCGAGACGGTCGCGCTCTCCGGTGCGGTATCCGTGTTTGCCTCGCTCGCCTCGTCCGTGTCGAGAGGGGCAGCCGTCACCGCGGCGATTACCAGTACATGCGCCATCGCGGCGACGGTCACCGTTTGGGTCACCTCACCCGCCTTCTCGACGGTATCGAACCGCCTCGTGACCAGCGCCTCGGCGTCGAACCGCCTTGTGACAAGCGCCACGGTGACGAACGTCTCAGTGACTAGAGCCTCGGCCGCGAACCGCGCGGTGACTATCGTGGAGACGACGGACGAACTCGTGACATCGGCGGAAGGCTCGACGACATGAACTCCTACCCCGAAGGCTCCCTGGTCCAGTTCCAGAACATCTTCCGGGACGACAACGGCTACCCCGTCGACCCCGAGGTCGTGACGTTCGCCTGGGGGCTGGGGACGCTCACGGGGGACACATGGACGCCGAGCGGGCCCCCGAACGCGCCGATCACCTACTCCGGGGCCACGACCCCGGCGGTCGGCACCCTCGCCCGCGTCACCCGCGGCCATTACCTGACGTGGGTGGACGCGACAGGCGTGGCGAACGAGAACATCGCCGGCAAGTGGGTCGCGACCGGCACGGGCCAGGCGGAGAAGTGGGACTACGTGTACATCCAGGCCGCGCCGTTCTAGGCGGGTGAATCCCCAGACGTCTAGGCAATCGGGTGATTAAGCAACGTCTGCTCACCAGGTATTTGCTATCCGTTCAACAGCATATCCACGGCTTATGCTGCGTCGTCCCGTACCATTGGGGGGCGTGGAGGACGTCATCACGCTCGCGGTGGTCGGCGGCCCGCTGAAGGCCGTCCAGATGGGCCGCGCCGTGGCGACGTTCTGCCCGGAGTGCGGCGATGACGAGGGCGCGGTCGTGTCGAAGTTCGCCCTAGTGGACTTCGACGAGCTGGCACTGAAGGCCACCGTCGTCGTGCTCACCTGTCGCGTGCACGGGCCACTCCTGGTGGTCCACGGGCCGCCGCCGCGCTAGGGATAGTTTCTGTCTTCAGAGCAGAAACTATCTGTATATCCATCATGCAAGGTGTCCGGCTGGTCGTGGTCCTACACTGAGAGCTTGTGAGCGTCCCCTATTCGCCCGCGCTGCTCGCCACGCCGGTCATCTCACCCGCGGTGGGCGGGTTCAATCGCGCCTTCCCCTACGTGTCCCCCTCGCAGTACGTGTTCACGCCGACGGCGATGGACCTGTCGAACCTGGTCACGGCGCCGGGCGCGAGCTCGGCCGACCAGACGCAGGCGCTCTCCGACCTCATCCGCCGCGCGTCGTCCGAGGTGGACCGCTACCTGTTCGGCGCCAGCCCGTCGGCCAAGCAGCCGAGCCTGTGCGCGACGAACGACGTCGAGTCGTGGCGCTTCCCGGTCATCCAGGGGGAGCTGCGCGTGGTCTGCGACTACGGGCCGCTCATCGCGCTCACCGGCATGGACGTGGGCCTTTTCCAGAACGAGCTCCAGTCCATCGGGCCGAACATCGCCGCGCTGGTCTCGGCGCTCCGGCGCACGTTCATCGTCCCCGTCTGCGGCCTGCCGCTCTACTCGCCGCAGGGGCTGAACGTCGGGGGCATCGCGCGGACCGGCCAGCGGCTCTACGTCGTCTGGTCCTACGACAACGGCTACCCGCACACGATGCTCGCGGAGGCCGCGGCGGCGGCCGACGAATCGCTGGTCGTGGAGGCCACCAGCGCGGCGGGCGGCCTCATCGGTGTGTTCCCCGGCACGCAGCTCGACGTGCTCGACTACACGATGAGCGTCGCTTCCGGTGTGGAGACCGTCACCGTCGCGTCCGTCGAGGCCAACACGCCCGCCACCGGGCAGGCGACCGTCGCCCTGGTAGCGCCTCTCCAGTACGCCCACACGCCGCCTGAGGCCCCGGACTTCATCCCGGTCTCGGCCATCCCCTGGGCGGTCCAGCAGGCCGTCATCCACGCTGTGACGGCTCTGGTGAAGGGCCGCGGCGACGACGCCCTGCTCTTGGAGGGCGTCGGCGAGGCGCGGACCGGCGAGACGGACCCTGGCGAGAAGACGGTGGACATCGTGCGGGCCTTCAAGGCGCTCCAGTCCTACCGCACGGCCGTCAAGATCAAGACCTGATGGCCGCGGGCGATATCACCGTCGGTCGGCGGGTCGCCACGATGGACGACCTCGAACTGCCGGGTGACTACGCTCTCGGCTCCGTCGACGACGACGGGGACGTTCGCCCGCAGATTTGGTTCCTGCTGCCGATTCACCACGGGGCGACGATGTACGACCACGCCAACGAGGGGAGCGGGCTACACGGGATCTCGTCGCCGCCCTGGACGTTCCGAGAGTGCCCGGACGGTTCGATCGAGGTGCGCGCGTCGATCGCCTGCGGCCACCCGGTTTACTGGCACGGCTACCTCGATGAGGGCCACCGCTGGAGGGAGGTCTGATGGCCGCGCCCTTCCCCGGCCGCGCATCGCTCCGGGCGGCCATCGTCTCGTACCTGGAGACCGGCATCGCCAGCAACGCCATCGAGGGCCTGGGCACCGTCTACGCCCACCCGCCGAAGATCACCCCCGAGGGCGACTTCATCGTCGCCTCCGAGGACCCCGGCTCCAGCATGGGCACGGTCGTCTACGTCTACATCGGCCCGGCCAAGCACAAGCGGCTGGGCACGGGGGGACCCACTTCCGGCATCAAGGCGGCGCTCTACCCGGTGACGTTCATCTGCTTCACCCGCTCGGCGTCGGCCCAGTCCCAGGAGTGCGGCGCGGCGAACGACACGTTCGTCGACTCGTTCCGCGCCTACATCGAGGCCAACCGGACGGCCGGCACCACGCCCGGGAGCGGGGCCGTCTGGCAATGGGGCGAGGGCGAGGCGTTCGGCCAGGAGGACATCGAGGAGGACTTCACCATGCCGCGCCTGCTCCGCGGGAAGATGGGCCTCACGCAGGTCTGGGGCACCATCACCGTGAAGGCGTGGCAGCAGTACTACGCGTGAATCCCACGCCTCGACCCCGCGGGTGCGTAGACTCGGACTCGATGTCCTTCACGTACAGGTCGGTGCTCGACCAGCGGGCCGTGTTCGCGGATGAAACGCGCGATGACGGCCGGACGCTCGAACTCGACCCCGGCGAGACGTTCGTGACGTTCCGCAAGCGGAACCACCGCTACCTCGCCCTCGTACCCCCGAAGACCCCGTCCCGACCCGAGCCATCTGAGGAGGTGACCGTGCCGGACGTTCCCACCATTGCGCCGGCACGACCGGCCATACCGTAGGAGGCCGGGATGAGCCACCGCTTCTTTGACCCGAGGTACGAGGAGTTCGCCCGTATCGCCCGCCGCTACGGGATGCGAATGGCCGCCGCGCCCAGCATCCCGGCGACCGAGAACGCCTGGATCGGCTACGCGGCCGAGTCGACGCCCGGCACCGCCGTCACCGCGGCGCTGTGGACGCCGTTGCACGACCCGGCCTGGGTGCCGAAGCAGACCTACCTGCAGGACGTGGGACTCCGCGGCGACCCGTCGATGGACCACGACGACGTGCTGGGCGTGGCCTCGGCGGAGATGGGCTGGAAGACCAACCTGTTCGCCGACGCCTGGCCGTACCTGTTCCTGGGGCTGTTGGGGAGTGACAACGTGACCGGGACGACCGCGCCGTACACGCACACCCACACGCTCCTCAACAACACGACCGGTTCCCAGCCTCCGTCCTTGACCGTCTCGTACTTCGACGGCGGGCACGGCTGGTATGCACCGTGGACGCAGCTGACCAAGATGGACATCGCGATGGCCATCGACGCCGCGATCGAGGCGACCATCGCCTCCATCACGCTGCCCTTCACCACCCAGTCGCTGTCGGGCAACACCTACAACGCCGAGCACATGGTGCCGTCGTGGGACACGTCGATCACCCTCGGCACGCTGACCTCGGTCGCGGTCGAGTCCTTCGACTGCTCCATCGAGCGCATGAACTCGGCTCCAATCCACACGGCGGGGCAACAGTCGGCGCACGCCAACTTTGCCGGTTCGATCCGCGTGACGGGCAAGTTCGCCTTCGTCTACGACAACAACGACAACATCGCGCCGAACGTCATCACCGAGGGCCTGGAGCGGCTGCAGCAACGGCTGTACGTCGTGTTCACCGACCCGGTGACCTCGCACACCGTGGCGCTGCAGATGACGACCACGCAGCTGGAGGACCCGAAGCTGGAGGTCGACAAGTCCTACCTCGGCGTGTCCTCCAACTTCCGGGCGGTCGCCAACGCGACGGACGCCTCCACTGGCACGTCGCCGCTCAAGGTTATCTGCACGAATGGCCAGTCAGTAGCGGCATAGCCTAGACGTCTAGGCATTTCACCAAGACAGGAGAGTGGTCGATGTGCGACGGATCGAGCTGCCGAGAGGCCGCTGGGCGGAGATAGCGGAGGAAGACGACCTCACCGTCCAGGAGCAGTGGGACATCGAGCACGCCGGGATCGCCTCGGAGTCGGTGGCGGCCAAGACGACGGTGCTCCAGCTGGAGGAGCTGAGGAGCCTGGAGACGGCGCTGCCCGACGCGGCGCGCACCCTGGAGACGGACCTGCGGGCCATCGTGGCGGCCAAGTCCACGCCCGCGGCGCGGAAGCGCGAGGCGGAGGCCCGGCTGAAGCTGATGACCGACGCCCGCGCGACCAACGCGCTCGCCCTCGCCTACCAGAAGCTCGGTCCCGAAGAGTACGCCCCCATCGACCGCTTCGAGGTGGTGCGCGTCATGTGCTCCCTGCGCGCCTGGGACGTGACGGGACCGGACGGCCAGGTCATCCCCATTCCGCCCGACCGGACGCCGGAGTCGGTGGCAGCCTTCGCGCGGACGGTCCCCAACACGGTGATGAAGGCCATCTCCGCCGAGACGGCGCGGACGAACGTCACGCCCACGGACTTCAACCGGAGCCCGGAGGCCGTGAGGGACCCAAAAGCCCCTACCGGAGAATCCAACGGCTCCGGATCGGCCGAGGAGTCGAAATCCGCGAGCGCGTCAACGGCACCCGCTACCGGCTCACGCTCACCCCGCAAGCGCAGCGCCTCCTCGCCGAGGACCGCGAGCTAGTTCGCCTGGACCGGATGGTCCAGTTCTTGCTGGCGTTCCCGTCCTACACTGAGGATGAGTACCTGAGGCTGCCGTTCCGGAAGGTCGAGCTGATGATTGAACTGGCGGAGGTGGAGCGCCTAGCAGCGGCCGCGGAGAGGGGCTGACGTGCCCGGCGGCCTGGAGTTCCACACCAGCCTCGACACGTCCGACATGCAGGCGGCCGTGGACAGACTCGCCGACCGGGCGAACGCCGCGGTGGAGCTGGCGACGCGACGGGGCATCGCCTTCTTCGTCGGTGCCGCGATGGCACACGCGCCGGTCGCCAAGTCCGTCCAGGCCCCACGCCACGTCGGGGGCACGCTCCGCCGCAGCATCCACATCGTCGAGGTGACGCAGACCGGCCCGGGCCGCTGGCTCGCCACCGCGGGCCCCTCGGTCATCTACGGGCGCTTCCGCGACCTCGGTGGGACCATCCATGCGAAGAACGGGCCGTACCTGAAGTTCCAGATCGACGGCAACTGGGTCCAGGTCGAGTCGGTGACGCAGACGGGCAGCTTCTACATGGAGAAGGGCCTGGACGACCTGGAGGGGGCGATAGAGGGCATCTTCGCCGCGGCCTGGTCCGAAGTGATGAGGGCCTGACATGGCCGGGGGCATCCTTCCGCCCATATTGGGCGAATTGCAATTGTCGGCCAGCCAGTTCATCGACAAGCTGGCCGAGGTCCGCGACGTCCTCGGCGAGACGGCGGGCTCGACCGATGACCTCGACCTCGCCCAGGCCCGCGCCGAGGCGACCAGCTCCCAGCTCGCCGACGCCCAGGAACGTCTTGCCGCGACCTCCGCTGACTTGATCGCGACCCAGGACGCGATCAACAAGGGGCAGATCACGGGCGAGGAAGCGTCCACCGCGCAGTCGGGTGCCCTCGACCGGCAGGCCGTCGCCGAGAAGGAGATGCGCGACGCGACCCTCGCCAACGCCGACGCGCAAGGGCGTCTCGCCGAGGCCGAGGTGGCGTCCGCCGACACGGGGGTCCTCCAGGACGAGCGGCTGATCAAGGCGGGCAAGCTCGTCACGCTCGCCTTCCTCGGCATCGGGGCCGCGGTCGGCGTCATGTCCGTCAAGATGGCGATGGACTTCCAGACCTCGCAGGCCAAGGTCCAAGCTGCCTTGGGCCAGTCCACCAAGCAGTCGAACGACCTCGCCAATGCGCTGCTCGGCACGGCGGGGACGACCGAGCAGTCCGCCAACGCGATGGAGGCGGCGCTGGCCCCGGTCGCGGCCCAGTTCAAGTCGCTGCAGGGGGGCGCCTACACGACCGCCGACGCCCTCGCCGAGATGAAGGCGGCCACGTCCTTGGCCGACGCCGGGCTGGGGTCGCTCTCGGACACGACCGGCGCCCTAGCGGGGGTCATGCAGGCGTTCCAGCTGCACGCCAAGGACGCCGCCTCGACCGCCGACGTCCTCTACTCGGCCTCGCAGATGACCGGCCAGGGCGTCGACTCGCTGACCTCCGGCCTGGAGCGGACCCGGACCAAGCTCGGCGCGCTCTCGCCCTCCATCGGGCAACTGTCGGGCCTGCTCGTCGACATGACCGAGCACGGCGAGACCGGGCGGGCCGCGATGTCGATGCTCACCACGACGATGACCGCGCTCTTGAAGCCCGCCGCCGACGCCGCCAAGGCCCAGGACCAGATTCGCGCCGCCACCGCGGCACTCCCGCCTGCCCTGCGGAGCGCGGCCGCCGCTTACGAGTCGGGCGCGCTGACGGGCACGGACCTGACCGCGACGACGGACGCGATGTCGGCATCCCAGGGCGTGCTGTGGAAGGCGTTCACCTCCGCGGTCGACGGGGCGAAGTCCGCGACTCTCGCCAACCGCGAACTCGGCCTCACCGTCGAGACGTCCAAGGGCCAGTTCGTCGGCTGGGGGTCCATCATCTCCCAGCTGGCGGAGAAGACCAAGGGCATGACGACCGCCCAGGCGACGGCCGAACTGACCGCGCTGGGCTTCGGCTCCGCGTCCGCCAAGGTCCTGG